ATTAAAATAGTTAAGGAATTAAAATAGGGAGGTTTATGAATATAATATGCCCTGAGTGTGGAAGTAATAGTATATATAGATATGGAAAAAGAGTTAATAAATATAAACCTAATGTTCAAAGATATTGTTGTCAAGATTGTGGAAAACAATTTGAAGAAACTGCTGACTTTTTGTATAACAATAAAAGAAGTAGTAAAATAACAAAACGTGCAATAGTTACACCAGACAAACATTTTCCACTACATGATCAAAGTGCTATAAATGTAGTGTGTAAAGCAATAGAGGCTATAGAGCCAGATATATATATAGATTTAGGAGATACAGGAGAATGGGAATTGTTTAGCAATCATTATTGGAGAGGTTTAGATAAACCACCTGATCACATGCTTATTCCTATGTTAGATAAAGAAGTAGAAATAGTTAATGAAGGTATGGATCAAATAGACAATTCGTTAGATATTGCAGGTTGTAAAGAAAGGCATTTCGTGCAAGGTAATCACGAGGTTTGGCTAGACACGTTTTCTAATAAAGAAACTAGGCCTAGATTCCTTACAGAAAATGCATTAAAATTAAAAGAAAGAGGATATGAGTATCATCCTTATTTTAGAAAAAAACCTTTAAAGATAGGGAAGTTAAATTTTACACATGGACATAGAACAGGAATGCATCATGCAAAAGCACATCTAATGATGTATGGAGAGTCTGTTATATATGGTCATACACACGATCTTCAAAGGCATACACATACAGCTTTAGGTGGAACTATTAGTGCTTGGAGCTTAGGATGTTTAAAAGATATAAAGGCAGATGAAGATTGGCTTAGAGGTAACTTAACTAATTGGAATCATTCATTTGCTGTAGTAGATTGGTTTGACAATGGAAACTTTAAAGTGGATGTTGTTGAAATAGTTAATGGAAGAACAACACTATGGGGACAAATAATAGATGGAAATAATTGATGGACGTTATTGGAATAATAGAAACAGTGGGAATACCAGTTGCAGTAGCAGTTGGTCTGGGTTACGCTCTTATGTATTTGATCAAGTTCATAACAAAGGATGTGACTGCAGACATAAAAAATCTGTACGAAATAATAGTAAAACTGATTGATAGCAATAGACAAGCTAAAGACGAAGTGAAAAAAACTATGACTGGCGTTAACACGATAAAAGACATAATAATAAAATTATTTAAAAAAGGAAACTAATATGGTAGACGTTTTATTAAGCAATTGGGAGTATGCAGTAATAGTAATAATGGCTATAGATAAGATCGTTGCTCTTAGTCCAACTAAGTGGGATGATTTAATATGGACATCAATCAAGAAATCAATCTTTAAAGTGGTAGGTAAATAATATGTTAAAAATGATAATTAAAAAGCTTGTTAAAAAACATGGCATGAAAGGTCTTCTTATTATTGTAGGTGATAACGCTGTTAAGCTTACAAAGTCTAAAGAAGATGATAAGGTTTGGGATAAAGTTAAAAAAGTATTAAATAAAGTATAATATGCCACACGAACCAGATCACAAGCCATTAACAGAGGAAGAAAAAATAGCAAGATGGAAGGCTGGAGAAACTGATATTAATTTAGATGGAGGTACAAATGTTTTAGACATTGTACTTGCAAAAAAATATGAAACAAGCGAAGGAGCAGATCAAAGCATTATATCTCAATCTAATGTTGTTGACAAAGTTCTTTCACCTCCAACTCAAGGTGGAGTTGATGCACAAACAGTTGCTCTTCCATCTGTCCCTTCTATATCTAATGCAGGTTCTATTCCATTTACAGGCACTGTTAGTAATATTCCAGGGGGATTTCAACCAATACCACAAACTGCAGGTGGAAGAAAAAAATTATATCAATTATCTCAATTTCATGGAGGTGTTAATAAAAAATCATCTCCAAGAGATATATCTGATAATGAATGCCAAGAAGCTACAAATGTATTATTTTCTAGCATAGGTGCTTTAAAAACTCTAGGGGATATTAAAGGAACTGATAATTCAATATCATTTTCATCAATAGATATTCCTGATAAAAATAGCGCAGGATATGGATTATTTGAATTTATAGCTCCTGCGTCTATAGATGGAACTGTTGGAGAAACTGCGATAACTGTCTCGTCTGATGGTAATCGCTTAGATGTTGACGATTTTGAAGGTGCAACAAGTGCATTTTTTAATCTACATGGAAGTGGAAGTGACATTAATGATCACGATACTGCTGTAGTTTATTATGCTTCTGGCAATGGAATTTATGCATGTGATGCAAATTTTGCCCATACAAACAATATACGAAAAGCAGGTGTTTATGTAAATAGAGTTGATGCTGGTTCAAATACTGTTACTGGCTGGACTACAGGAAAAGCTTTAATAGATTCTCCAACATACAATTCTGATGCTGATGCTAGTATGGCAGCTGGCACAGTTAAGTGTATGCATGTTGCAGGTACTGCAACGCCTCATGGGTCAACTACTGCTGGTCATGGGAGTCTTATTGCTAAATGTGATCCAAATGGAACTGGCACTTGGAATGGGACTTATTTTTTTTATATTTCTTGGTTTTTTGATGGGGGTGTTGAAACTGGACTTACTTCATTTGCTGATGATGGAGGGACAAATGCAGCTTCAAATGGAATTGCTTTTAGCGACGAAGCATTAGAGTTTAATCTTTCTATAAGTCATGAAAATTCAAAACCATTAGGAGCAGACAAAAGAATTGAGGGTGCTCGCATATATTTTAAAAAAAGCACAGACAATGAAAGATTTTTACTTGCAGAATTTAATATGACTGATGGCGTTAAAGGGGCTTTAGATTCTACATTTCAGCCTTGGACTGAAAGTGGTGATATATATTCTTTATCATCAAATATAATATTTGAAAATCCTCCTGAGATATACACATATGCTTCATTAAATGGATATTATGCAAATGAAGTTTATGGAGAATCTAAAGATTCACTTTCAAGTGGAACTACAGGGCCAGTATCTATTGATGTAAGATACAAATCTTCTGTAGTTGGAAGTGGTGGAATTGTATATATTGGCAATGTTAAATTTAACAATATTCATATGCCTGATTCAATGATGTACTCTATGCAAGGAAAGCCTGGAGTTTTTCCACAATATAATAGGTTTGATTCACCATCTTCTGATGGCTCTCCTATTAGAGCTCTTGCATCATATCAAGATAAAATATTACAATTTAAAGAAAATGGTATGTATGTTATAAATGTATCTAACCCTAATCAATTTTATGCAGAAGCTTCGTTTAGAGATTGTGGTGTACATAATCCTTGTCAAGTTTTTACAACCTCATTTGGAGTTATATTTGCTAATAAATTTGGATGTTATATATATGATGGTCGAAAAGTAATTTCTCTTACAGAGGGAAAACTTGGAACTATTGCATGGGGGCTTCCTGAAGATGAAGCAAGTTCTATATTGCAAGATGGTGCTGGAGTTCCTTGTGTTGGATATGATCCAAGATCGCAAAATATTATTGTTTTAAAAGATATAAATGATGATTCTGCTGATACAAGTGGTTGGGTATATAATATGACTACTCAATCATGGACAGATGCTACTCAATTAATAACTAATGCTGATGGTAATCGTCATACAAATTTTATAATAACTTCTAAGGGATATTTGTCAATACTTCGTGATGATAATCAGACTCTTAATAATTACAAGCAAGGGAACAATGCTCAAATATTTATTTATCAAACAAAAGATTTAGATTTTGGACTACCATCTCAAACTAAAAAGCTATTTAAAGTATATGTGACATTTAAGGGTAATCCTGCTAATGTAGGTGTATCATACTTTACAAATGGAGGTACTACTGAATATCATTTTAATGCTTCTAGTTGGAGCAATGCTACTACATTAGCAGTTGCAACATTTACTCCAGATGTATCTTCTGAGGCTAAAGATTGGAAAAGTATATCAATCTTATTTACTACTGGTGACAACACAGTAGCAACAGATTTTGAGATACAAGATATATCAATACTATATAGAGCGAGACCAATTAAATGAGTTGGGGAAAACCAACTAGGCCAGCAATTAATTATGGAAAGGTTAATTCTCCCTCTCCAAGAGAAGGTGTTGATGGCGATATACAAGTAAGACAAAGTAATCTAGGTGCAAGACTATTTGGGAAAATTAGTGGAAAATGGTATCATGCTCCTCTTACAGCTACAGATGGTAATCCTGTTACTAGATTTGGTACTGGTTTATCTAATTATCTTTCTATAGATAATAACTCTGTAGATATATTTAAAAATAAAGTTAAAGTTGCAGAGTTTGGTGAAGATATAAAGTTTACTGGAAAAATAATGATTGGAAATCCTGATGGGACATTTAATGCAACTGATAATATAAGTATTGGGCAATCAAACTCTAATTTAGGGCTTCAAAATGTTTCAATAGGATTTGAAGCAGGAAAAGCTCTTGAAGGAGATGGGACAGGGTTAACTTCTTTAACTAATGTTCTTATAGGTTATAGAGCAGGTTTAACAATAGGGGCTCAAAGTAGCAATACTTGCATAGGAGAACAAGCAGGAGGAACTGATAGTAGTTTAAGCACTATGATTGGTGGGCAAACATCTCCTTCTGGAAGTGGAACTTCTAATGAAATATGTCTTGGATTTGGAACTGATGGACAAGGAGCAAATTATGCAGTTATTGGAAATGCTAATATTACTAGAGTATATGGAGCTGAAGATTCAGGGGCTACATTTTATGGGGATGGACAAAGTTGGTCAGATAAAAGAATGAAAGAAGATGTACAAAATATAAATATTGGACTTGATTTTATTAAAAAACTTACTCCTATTACATATACCAACAAGCAGCCATCTGATTATGAGCAAGGTTTAAAAGAAAAATTAAGTTGGTATAATAGAAAAGAACCAAGGGTAATTGAAAGCACTGAAAAAGCAAGAATAAGAGTTGGTTTTTTAGCACAAGATGTTATGACTTCTTTAAAAGATTTAGGTTTTAACGACAACAATGCAATTGTTCAGGTAGACGAAAAAACAACTCAATACAGCATGGATTATTCAAGTTTTGTAGTCCCTCTTACAAAAGCAATACAAGAATTATCAGCAAAAGTAGATACAATGCAAACAGAAATTAACAATTTAAAAGGATAGAATTATGGCAATAAGTTTAAGTTCAAGTATAATAAAATCAAATAGAAAGAAAGCACTAAAAGACTTGCAAAAAAAAGCTAGTAAAGCTGCTAAAGGAGAATCTAGGCGTAAAGGATTGTCTAACATACTTGGTACTGTTGGTGGTATGGGATTAGGTGCTTTAGCTGCAGGTCTTACTGGAGTTACTGGTGGTCTCGCATTACCTCTTATAATGGGATTATCATCTTCTGCTGCAAAAGGTTTTACAGATGCAGCTAGTAAAGGTAAGTTTGGTGATTTTTTAAAAACTCCTGGCCAAACAGGAAAAATAGCATCAGGAAGTAAATATGGATATGGAATAGAAGAGGCAGGAGACATACAAGAAGCA